CTGCCGATCAGGGCAGCAATGAAGTTGGGTCCCATTCACCTAGATTTGTCTAGACTATGGGATATTTCACCTTTCACTCATTGGCGGTGTGAAATATGGAGTACGTCGCATAACGTCTCCACTCCTGGTTAATACCTACCTAAGTAGGATTTAACTGAAGAAAGGCTCAAAGCCTCCTCTTCTTTTCCTTCGTAGTCCGTAATTTCGGAAACAAAGGAACCTAAGGTCTTTTCGTCGAATCGAAGACCTTATTCCATTCTTAAGTGATTGAATAATCATCTTTGAATGTTCCCTCAAAGAAAGTAAAATCTTATCTTTGAGATAATTATCTAACACATATATTTTGTATGTGCAAGATAACCTTAGTCAAGGGGTCACCCATTAGGATCCCTTACTAAGTTCGAACTCGTCTCAGATCATCTGATATCGGTTCGCCAATTGTACTCAAGGGACCTTTCCCTTTGAATATAATATATCGTGGCTAGAAGAGTTCTCTTACTAGCTCGCGAAGAGCTTTTGGTATGCCACATATGTTCATCCAAAAGCAAGCAATCAACTCGGAAATTTCGAGATTGAAAGCGTCAGTGGCATTCGAGTAATCTGTACTCGAAGACCACAGAGCCCTATAAGTTGTAATATTTTACAACTTATCGGGTGAAATCTGTTTTGAAACCTTTGATATGGGTTCAAACAGGTATTATTCAAATTCATTTGTAAAAAATGAATTAAATAATCTCCAAGGATGATCAGACATGGTCATCCCTGAAGTACTGCTCGGGAAGGCTTTACTAAGCACTTCCGAACAAATCTTGTTCACAAAGTCTAATATGACTTTGAGACAAGCTGGACCTTTCGTGACCGATCTGGCCTTCGAAGGTTCCTTTACAACCGTGAGGTAAGCGTTAGTTCTTTCCTCACGGGTCATGCGTATGACTACATAGATACATCTATGTAATATACGCTCGCCCATTGTGGGCTCTATTTCTAGAGCTTCCATTGGCCTAAGTGTTCCTAAATCATAAAAGGTTTAAGAACCACCTCCGAGGTCTGAAATTATCGATCTGATAAATTCAGTACCTCCTCCTTCTGCAACTGTCTTTTCAAGAACAGCTGTAGCAGCAACTCGGATCTTACTCTTTGTAATAAGACCGGTTGTACACTCTACTGGTAGTTTTTATTACAGACTCAGTAAAGTTGATCGAATAAGTGCCATATATTATGGTTTCACTTTTCGATAATCTTACACAGTTAAGAGAAATTTTTCTTTACTGTGTAACACTAGAATATCAGGTGGCGTTCCCGCGCATCTGGTCTAGGATAAGATTCCGATCGTGTAAACATAATCGGAGTCTTAAGTTTTTAGTGAAGCTCTATACCAGAGCCTCCTAAAATACTAAAGATAATGAGGTAGATCGAAATCCACCCCATTACCAACAAACTTACTCAGGCGATTTTACGCCGAAGCAAGTTTAAACTGTTTTCTAACTAATTTAAGTTTAGAAAAACAGGTATCGATTTGAAGAGTTTTTAACTCTCCAGAGTCGAGGAATTCATCACATAGCATTGCTGCTAAGTGTTGAATAATAAAGTGATCATAGGTTTCCCATGTCCACTTCATTTACGGAAAAGCCATGTACATTTACAGGAACATTCCGTCAACGGTCTTTAAGACTTCTAAGAGTCTTTAAGCTCGTTTCTGCGGTTTTACTAAAAATGTTTTAGTAAACAGCAATTAAATAAGGTCTTGAGACATCTCAGGATCTTATTTACCTTATAAGAAGGCTTTAATCCTTCTCATAAGTGTTTAGGCAAATTTTGCTTTAGCAATTTCGCCTTTGGAAGCTTCTTTATCAAAAAGCTTCCATTTCATACTCCTGAGTAATCTACCCCAGTGAGTATGGTACTTGATAATATTGAGCTTATGTTCAATATCATCAATTTATGTAAAGGAGATCGAATTTTTGATCTTCTTTTATCCCTTTCTCTCCTTGAAAAGTCGAGGAGGAAGGTTGTCTTGTATGCGAATAACATCGCCATACCAGACATTAACTTCAGTAAGCCCTTAACCGGACTTACTGAGGTAATCACGTGCCGCCAGGACTTTCCAGACGTCATCGTGTTAAGGCCGAAG